CGAACCAAGCCCGTGATGCAGGTGCTTCTGGCACTCGCAAGATGGGTACGCTCCTCTCCTAGATCACCACCAATGTGAACAAGCAGGCTGCTGGTACGAACCCCACGGGTGACGGTACGGATGTTCGTTCTGACTCCGGTACGACTCGCACCTTCCAAGAGTCCATGCTCAAGGATGTGGTTCAGAAGGTCTTCACGGCTGGTGGTACGCCCACCCTGCTCGTGGTTCCTCCCGCACTCAAGCAGGTTGTCTCTGCTTTCACGGGTCTGTCCCAGCATCGCTACAATAGCAACACTGGCGGTGACATCACCATTCTGGCTGGCGCTGACCTGTATCAGTCGGACTTCGGTGTTCTTCAGATCGTTCCCAACCGCTTCATGCGTAGCCGTGACGCATTCGTGCTTGATCCTGAGTACGCTGCTCTCGCTTACCTGCGTCCCTTCCAAACCAACGAGCTTGCCAAGACTGGCGACTCCGAGAAGACTCAGATCATTGCTGAGTTGACCCTCGAGGTGCGTAACGAAGCCGCTCATGGTCTGGTTGCTGACCTTGTTGCATCCTAAGTAGTTGTGTTAGAGTGGGGGTGGGCAACTGCCCCCACTTTTTTCTTGAGGTTGTATGAAGAAAATACTGAGTCATGACCCCGTTACGGGAGTGACAGAAATTGCACACATGCCTGATGCAGACACCTTCGTGGTGGAGACGCAGCAGGATGTATCCCACATCATTGAGCAGAACAAAGCCATGTACGCACAGACCGACGAGAAGGCTCGTTGGGGCGAATGGACACACATTGCTCAGATACCTCTCTCAGTGTTTCAGGAACTCAACAAGAAGGGAATCTGTCGAGGATTCCATATTGTTGACCCGAAGGCCATGAAAGCATGGCTCAACGATCCTGATAACCGACATTTTCGTGTGAGACCAGGGAGAGTCTAGTGAAAGTAGGTATCTGCATCCCCTCACGGGGCCAGATGGAGATTGGGACTGCGTTTGATCTTGCTGTGATGTGTGCCTATGACGCACGACATAGAGAAGGATCACTGGCAATTTATACAGTTAACGGGACACTGATCTTTGACCAGCGAAATAATCTGGTCAGGACTGCGCTAGACGAGGGTTGTGATTACATCCTCTGGATTGACGCAGATATGAGGTTCCCCAAGGACACGATTGAGCGTCTGATGGGCTTAGACCTACCGATTGTTGGCGTAAATGCCACCACTCGGAGCGAACCAGTCAGAGCTACTGCAAAGAATCTGAAGATCAACTACGAAGAGAAGACCAACGAATGGCTTCCGGTTGACTCTAAAGACAAGACGACAGTTGAGCAGGTAACCGCCATTGGCTGCGGTGTGATGTTAGTCAAGCGGGAAGTATTTGAGAAGACACCGGAGCCTTGGTTCTGGTTCTATGAGTTGCCTGGCAAGAAGATTATGGGCGAGGATGTCCATTTCTGTGTGCAGGCTTTTGATGCTGGATTTACTACTTGGTGTGACCATGCGCTGTCTAATCTAATTGGTCACGTCGGGTCTTACACATACGGATGGCACGATGTCCCTAACCAGTTACAGCGACCTGAAGACGAGCGTAGCAAACTACCTCGGAAGAAGCGATCTAACAAGCGCAATTCCTGACTTTATTACGCTTGCGGAGTTGCGCCTTCAGAGGGAACTTCGCATCCGTCAAATGCTCAAGACAGTAACCGCCAGCACGACTGCTGCTGACCGGACTGTTGGCCTCCCCTCCGATTTCCTTCAAATGCGTGACCTGTTTGTGCAGGGTTCCCCCAGACAGGTTTTGTCTTACATGGCTCCCTCTGCGTTTTCTCGTAACTCACGGGCAGACGAGACTGGCAAGCCAGACTTTTACACGCTCAGGGCAGATGAGATTGAACTAGCTCCTTACCCTGATTCTGCGTATACGCTAGAGATGCTTTACTACGCCAAACCTGCGGTGCTGAGTGATTCCAATTCCTCGAACATCTTCTTGGCTAACACCCCAGATGCGCTGCTTTACGGGTCTCTGTTGGAGGCCGAGCCATACCTGATGAATGATGCTCGTATGCAGGTGTGGGGTTCTATGTATCAAAACGCTCTCAGGACGATTACAGAGTCTGATGAGGGTGCAGAGTATAGCGGTGTCCCCCTTCAAATTAGAGTTGCGAGTCGATAATGGCTGAACTATCCAATTACCTCGAAAATAAGCTGCTGGATCACATTCTCAAGAATGTCTCCTACACTTCCCCCACGACTGTTTATGTTGGCCTGTTCCTGACAGACCCGACTGACGCTGGATCGGGTACGGAAGTCTCTGGTGGCTCGTATGCTCGAAAGACGCTCTCTGTGACGACTGCTTCTGGCGGTGTTGTTACATCCAGCGCAGACGTGACTTTCGACCAAGCTACAGGAAACTGGGGGACGGTTGCTTACATTGGTCTATTTGATGCGATCACGTCTGGGAATCTCTTGATGCACACTGCGCTCACGACCTCGAAGGTTATTGAGACGGGTGATATTTTCAAGATTCCGTCTGGAAACCTTACGGCAACGCTGGACTAAATGGCAGACCTATGCGGGCCTTTTACCTTAGAGCAGCTAGACCTCTTTGGAAATCTGGACTCGCTTGCGTTTTCTCTGGATTCGTATGTCTGGGAAGACCCGAATGTCTGCATTCTTGAGTTCTCAGCAAGCGTTACAGGCACTGGGACTGTTGCAGCCGCAGCCAACTACGAAGCGAGTGGCGAAGCGGACATCGAGGGAAGTGGAGACCTATCAGGCAGTGCAGAGCGTACCCGCACCTCCGGTGGTGACATCTCCGCTAGCGGTACGGTTATCGCCTCAAGCCTGCGTGAACGCACGTCTAGCGGCTCTATTACAGGCGTGGGAACCCTCACAGCCTTTGGTGGCCTCGAACAACTAGCGGTTGCGTTTGTCATCGGTGGTGGCGAGTTAGTAGCCATTCCGTACATCACCTATCAGGGTGCTGCGAGTATCACCGGAACGGGAACTTTATACTCAAATGGGTATATTCCTGGCGAGGAATGGGGGCCAGTACCCGCAGAGGCGAATACATGGAGCGAGCAGTCGGTTCAGTCTGATACTTGGACGACTGCCGCAGTGGGTGTGAATACATGGTCGGATGTATCTGCGAATTCGGATACATGGACAACAGTGGCGAGTGAGAACAATACATGGCTGCAACAAGGGTAACGTTTACAGAGTGGCTTCCTGACCAACCTGGTGTGGTTGGTGCGCTCACAAACGCAAAGAATGTGTTCCCCAAGGCGGTAGGCTATGGACCATTTCCTAATTCTGCTGACTACTCTGGAGCTGCATCTCAAGACCTCAATAACGTGGTGGCTGCGGTAGACAGTGCTGGAACCACGAAGGTTTTTGCTTCTGGTTCTACTCTGTTATTCCTGTTAGATGCGACTGACCTTAGTTTGGATGATGTCAGCGCAACGACTTACACGGCAGTAACGGACAGATGGCGCTTCACGCAGTTTGGTGACTACCTGATTGCGGCTGGCTCTCCGAACACCATGCAGTATTACGACATGACCACCACGGCAAACTTTGCCAATCTGAGTTCAGATGCGCCCAAAGCGTCGTTTGTGACAGTGGTGCGTGATTTTGTGGTGGCAGGCAGGACTCCGAGCAACACTAACCGAGTGCAGTGGTCTGGTATTAACGACGCTACGACCTGGGCTAGTTCTGCGGTTACGCAGTCGGACTTCCAAGACCTGCCAGACGGTGGTGCGGTAGCTGGGCTAACAGGTGGAGAGTTTGGCCTCGTCTTATGTGAGCGCAGTATTTATCGCATGAGCTACGTTGGCGCTCCATTAGTGTTCCAATTTGACAACATCGCTCGTAATCGGGGGTGCTACGAACCCAATTCGGTTATCCAGTGGCAGGGCGTGACCTACTTCCTGTCTGATGACGGCTTTTATGCCTGTGACGGACAGAATGTTGTTCCCATTGGCGCAGAAAAGGTCAACCGATTCTTTTTCGGTGATTTGTCTGAGTCCATCATGACGCAGATGAGCGCAGCAGTAGACCCCAACCGTAATCTAATTATGTGGGGCTACCCAAGTCTGGAGCAGAATTACCGTGTTTTGATGTATCACCCGCAGACACAGAGGTGGTCATATGCAGACACGACCGTGGATCGCATTGCAAGCTCGTCTACGCCTGCGGTTAACCAAGAAGGTTTAGATGCCTACTCCGCATCACTAGACGCTCTGCCGTTCTCGCTAGACTCTCGTATCTGGCTGGGAGGAAAGCTGACCCTTGCAGGTGTAAGCGGGGCAAAGATTATTAACTTTTCTGGCTCTAACAAGACTGGTGTCATCGAGACCTCCGACATCGGAGAGGGCCAGACGATGATGATTACCCTTGCGAAGCCGATTGTGGATAACGGGTCTGCAAGTGTTGGGATTGCGTCACGGATGCTTCTGAGCGCCCAGCCTAGCTTTGGATCGCAGACTGCTGCTGATTCAGAGAACCGAGTGGGACTGAGATCGGTAGGGAAATATCATCGGTTGCGAGTTCAACCTACTGGAGACAACTGGACGACTGCAATCGGTGTTGACTTAGAGATGCAGCCTGCGGGTGGTCGGTAATGTTTAGAAGGCTTCCTCCGATTGGGGGTGATCCTCGTTCTGTTGCTGAGATTGTCAACAACATCATGGACGGGAAGATCAACTCTCACGGCACTGTTACTTTGGCAACAGGGAATGCAACTTCTACAACACTCTATGATGCTCGTATCTCAATTGAGACCAAGATCATTTTGATCCCGTTCTCAAGCGCTGCGTTTAACGACACTGCGCCTTATGGTGAATTTAGGAACGACACTGACCAACTAGCGCCAGGAGCAGGAACGACTGCGGTAGTCAACTGGGACGCAACAGAAGAGTCAAACGGGGTCTATCTTTCTAACACGACTCGGATCAATGTTCGTAATGCAGGGACATATCAGGTTAAGTACAGCCTCCAGCTACAGAACGCCAATAACGACGGGCAGTATGCTGATGTCTGGATACGCAAGAATGGGACGGACATAGACAACACGGGAAGGCGGTATTACCTGCC